CTAAATTCGTAGCCATATCAGACGCTTCAGCTTTGCCATCTTTGACACTTCGAATAAGTATATCAGTAGCTTTACTAGCACTTATATTTTCCTCACCATACGCCTGCAAAACAGAAGTTAATAATTGCGATACATCTGCACTACTACCTAAACCACTTGCCGCTGCCTTTGCTGATTTATCCAAAATATCTAATGCAGCTGCACTTTGAAATCCAGAGCTCGCAATAAAATAAAAACCTTCTGTAACTTCCTTTAAACTATTACCAGTTATATCTGCTATCTCTTTAACTTGACCTTCAAGCGAGCTCCATGCCTCTTTGCTAACATCTGTTAAGCTAACTATCTTATTTACAACGCTTTCGTAGTCTTTATAAAGCTTAAAGCTACCAGTACCCATTGCAGTTATCGGTGCAGATATCATTAAAGACATCTTTTTGCCTACTGTAGCCATTTTGCTAGCGGTGTCTTCTAATCTGCTTTGCATTTTAGCAATGCCACGCTCAAACTCTGTTAAGTCTACGCCTATTTTTGCTATTAAACCACTAATTTCCATTATTATTATCTTTTTTTATGAAACTATTTAAAAAAGCTTCAAACTCTTCATTACTCGCTATCTTATCTAAATTATCACTTTTCTCGTTGTCCCACGGAAACTCAAGTTTGGGAATTTCCTTAACATACGGATTTTGAGCATACATATTAAGAACATTAAAACGAGCTACCTCATACATATTTCTAGCTAAAAATATTAATTTTTCATTTTCTCTCTCTAAATGCTTATCTAATAAAAAAGTGAGCTCACCAATTGTACATTCCATTATCTCATTAAAACTCATAAACGGCAAGCTCACTCGAAAAAACATTATTAATTCACTTACATTTTTGATTTCATTTTTTTTTCCGTAGTTTTTGCTTCATTACCTTTATCAGTTAGAGCTGTTAAGCTTTTCACTGTTATTTCAACGAATTTTAAAAAGATATCATAATCGTCTATAAGTACATCAGTTTTTTCCCATTCTTTTTTTATCTTTATATTTGCCCTTTCACAACCTATCACTATTGCGTGTTTTAGTAAATAAGTAATAGCTTCAATATAATATGCCCCTGGTTTATCTGTTAGAATAATTTCCAGTAAATCTTTATCATATTTCTCTTTAAAGTCTATGTTAGCTTTACTTAAAACAGTCAATGTAACCACTACTGGTATCTTTTCATTACCATATTCTAAAAATTCAACATTTGGTATCATAATATTATTTTTTATGCGTCCCAATCAATAGGTGGATTATTATCTGCTAAATTCAGTGTGTCTATCTTTTCCATTACCTGATTAAGTTTATATATCAAAATAAAGCTAATTTGATTTTTCTGATTATTGGTCAAAGCACTATAATCCTGATATGCAGTAGTTGTATCAGCTATGTAAGTAGTGTAATTAGTATCGTCAATATCATCGGGCATAGGCAAATTACTGATTAGCTCTATAACATCTAAAACATCTTGGTCTAACAAATCAATTGGTGTAACATCTGATAATGTAGGTTTTTCTGTAATTCGTAAATTAAATGAAATACCTTGTTTACCTTTTATATTCAAATCTCTAGTTAAGTCCATTAAATATGCTCTACCTAACCATTTTTCACTATTTGGATATGTTATTCTAAAATATAATAAAGTTTGATTAGTTACAAAAGTTAATAATTCGTCATAGCCTAATTCATTTGTTCCATAGCCATCTGCAGCTATTGCTGTTACTGCAAAGTTACCAACACTAAACGTCATAGGCAGTTGCTCTTTCACCATCCCCACTGTTTCAAACGAAGTTACATCTTCGTAACTTAAAGCAAAGTCCGGTCCGTTGCATTCATAAGCAAATTTAACTGCTTTATAAGTAGTGCCATCCACACTCAACTCAACTTTTGTTCCCTTGCCTATAATACCATATTGCAGTGTGGGTAAAATTGAAGGTACTAACGATGTGCCAGTGTGCTTTGTTATCTCACCTGTTAGCTGCAGTGTAATTTCGTAGGTCATTATTTCTGTAACCACACACGTAATCGGCATCTGCGAAATGTAAGCATTAAAGGTATACTCTTTATAACCAGTTTCGGTTTTAAAAGCTATCAAAAACTCATTCAACGTTTTATTAAACATTAAATTCAAGTATTTGTCATATTCACTAGCCAGGTACTGCATTTCAACAGTAAACTCACCTGCCGAAATCATTCCTGCTTGAAAACTATCAAAATCACCAGCTACACCGTATTGTGTAATATCTAGCTCGTCTGGTGCTGCAGAAGGATACCCAATATTGCGAGCACCAGCCATATTAACATAACTTGCACCTTCTTTGATGCAAAGTCGTGTATCTTTTCCAATTAAAATTTTTGTTGCCATATTTTTTATTGTTTAAAAATTTCTAAATTAAAATTAACTGCAAAACATTTATATGTTCTGTTTTTTTCATCAGCAAAATCCCAGCTAAAAACGTCTGATGTTTGCTCTACTACTAAAAATTGATAGCCATCTTGTGTAGTGCCTTCCAAATTTTCTATGCTTTCAATTACATCCTGTAATATAGAATAACCGTTATCATACGTGTAACTACGCACCACTACTTGTATCGAAGGTTTCCTAAATTTAGTGCCATCAAAGGTAAAATCTGGTGAACGCCCCGCCACATCATATATACAAATACATTCCGATGGTGTAGCTGGCATTAAATCTACATATACATTATCATTATCAGATAAATAATTTTGTATTATCCCTGCAATTCCTATCATTTAATATGTTTTTTAATTAATTCAATAAAATAATCTTCATTATCCTCCAAGTGGGTAATAAAATACTTCCACCCACTGCCAGGTTCCCTGTAATTTTTATTAATTTCGTGCACCCATACTGCATAATTAGCTGCAAAGCCCATAATTGCTAAAGGCTTTTTTAGTTGATATGCAATTTTACATTCTTTCTCACACCTGCTAATAAGTGAGGTATCCTGCTTTTCACCACGTCCATCTCGAATTCCTTTACTATAAGTGAAAAACATCGAATTTCGTAGATTTCCTGTGTCTTTCGGCACCGTTGGAGTTGTGGTCATACAATCTTGTCTTACTTTGGCATAAAATTCAAAAAACACCTTGTCTGTATTTGTTTGAATATCAGTAAGATGGTTGTTTAATTTTTTCATAACTCTATCTATACCCATTAATCTTACAGTTACACTCATAATATCGCTTTATAATAAACTACATTACCTTTTATATCTTTATAACTAACTACCTGCTTTATCATATCATAATCTAAAACATTAGTAGTAGTGCTATATTCTCTACTTTTACATACATACCCACCTGCTTTTATTTCTGTCAACGTGTAAATTATTGACTGCTTTTCCTTTACAATAACATTATCTTTTACTACATTTTCTATTTTTTCAACTGCATAACATTTTATATCTATAGCTGAACCAAAAGTAAAATCTCCACTATTGCTAACAGTAGGGGGTTCAAAATATTTGTAGCTTTCTCGCATCATACTTTTTAAAAAGCTTTTCATTATGTAACTATAAATTTAAAATTATTTTTTTGTTCAGAAATTTTGTTAAGTGTACCTGTAAAATCCAAATCACAAGCTATTTGTCCGTACGTTGTAGCTTTGAAGCCAATTTCATTAATTTGATTATATTTTACCTGTACATCTCCAACTTTCTCGTCTATTTTTTGTCTTTCAACAGTCAAAGCTATGAAGTGTGCAGCCGTGTATTTTTTTATTTTTTCTAACAACTGTAAATCACTTATCTTATCTCCTAAATATTTATCGATAATTTTTTCAGCATCATCGATAAATTTAGCAATATTATCATCTGTAATTGTTATTTCACTAAACAACACTTTTACATCAGCTGCACTTATCATAACTTTTTTTTTTTTTTATTTATTTTTGTTTACTTTTTTATTTTCTTTCACCTCATCAGCCTTCTTTTCTTCTATTATCTCAAAAAATTGCTGGTGCACTTTAGGAATTTGGTCAATATCTTTTACATCTATAATATCACCTTGTTCGTAGATATTATTAGCAAAAAGATATCTTTTCAAACCTACTAATTTAATTTTCATATAACCTCCTTTTTACACTGTACCTACGACAATTCCACTGTTGCCGTTGAAATCTGACTTTAAGACTACTGATTGCACAACAAATGATAACATTGTAAACATCATATTACCTTTATTCTCCCACTGTACAGTAGTTAGCTCCAAACCATTTACTAATTCAATAGTATCAGTGCTCATCTGTACCAGAGCAACGGTCTTTGAAGGTAAGAAATCCGATGTAATAACATCCATTATGCCACCTATCTTCAAAATTCTTTCTTTTACAGTTAAGTTAGAATAAGTGGAAGTGCCAGGTAAGAAGTCATCATCCATCCTGCTTTCAAAATCATTTGAAATAAATAAAATCCAAGGTCCATAATGTTTATCAATTATGCTTAACTTTTTCAAATTCAATACATTAGCTATAATAGTAGCTGTAGTCGTTGATGTATTACTCCAATCACTAATTGACCCTTCATTTATATCTGGGAAGGTTGGTATACTATATAAAATTTTATCATCAAAAATAGTCTTATCTGCACCAAAAAGCATTTTTTCTAACTTTTCAGCTATTTTGCGTGCACCTACTTTGCCACCTTGCAAATCAAGATTTCTGCCATACGTACGCGACATCTGTAAATCGCGTATATCAAAATCCCATAACCAAGAAATAATCGGTATAGGTACTGTACCAGGTTTTACGGCTTGTTTATCTTTGTCCCTTTCTGTTTTAAAATTCATAGATACATCAGCGTCGTGTCCATCAGATATTTTTAAATATTTGTATTCCTCTGCTGCAAAAGGATTAGCTAAATTATATACTAATCCTTTATCTTTTAATAGTTGTATATTAGTTGCTCTGGAAGCAGCCACTTCACGCAAGGTTTTATCAATTTCTGTCCACTCCTCAGGCGTGAAGATAGCTGTAGCATTGGTTTGTAAGGTTTTATAATTTTTGCTATCTTTATAATCGCCGTTACCTTTGTAAACAGAAATTTTTGATTGACCGTCTACATCTATAAAAGGTCTGCTTTTACACACCCCGTTGATGTCTGTAAACAAATTTTCTAAATTAATTTCCATTTTATACCTCCTTTTATTATAATATTATTACTCTTGCAAAATAAATTCCACTTTCTACTTCTTCTGCATTATCTAAAGCTATAGCAGTTACACCATATCCACTAATTGTCAATCCACTTGCTACATCTGCATATGTAGGCTCAGTAGTTATAGCAGTATTCGTTCCACTAATTGTCAATCCACTTGCTACATCTTCATATGTAGGATCAGTAGTTATAGCAGTACTCGTTCCGTTAATTGTCAATCCACTTGCTA